TCATCCGCGCATTCTACCGCGCAGGGAAAAACATTCAGCCGGACAACAAAGTTGTGACCGGCGGCGAATCTCCATCAAAATGGCAGAAGGATCACGCGGCAAAACTTTATCCCAACCAAGTATAGGCTAACGCATGGCAACCCTAGCAACAACCTCTCTCACGCTTGCCGATTGGGCCAAGCGTTTAGACCCTGATGGGAAAGTCCCGGTTATCGCCGAGCTTCTCAGTCAGTCAAATGAAATCCTCGAAGATGCTGTTTTTGTGGAGGGCAACCTTCCCACGGGCCACCGCGTCACGATCCGCACCGGCCTTCCTACCGTCTATTGGCGTTCGATCAACCAGGGTATTCCACGTAGCAAGTCCACCACTGCGCAAGTGGATGAGTCTTGTGGCTTACTGGAAGCTTACTCGGCAGTTGACAAGGACCTTGCCGAACTCAACGGCAACACCGCAGCGTTTAGGCTGTCTGAGGATGTGTCTTTTTTGGAGGCAATGAACCAGACACAAACGCAGACGCTTTTTTACGGTAACCCGGCGACAGACAACCGACAATTCTTGGGGCTTTCTGCTCGGTACGGCGCAATCTCTGGCGCTGGTAACTCTCAGAATATTATTGACGCGGGCGGAACCGCGTCTAACAACACTTCAGTCTGGCTCGTTGTGTGGGGCGAAAATACCGTATTCTGCCCATTCCCGAAAGGCTCAAAGGCTGGATTGGTCCAAAACGATCAAGGTGAGCTTACGATTTACGACTCTGTAGGTAATCCATACCAAGCCTACCAGACCCACTATCAGTGGAAGAACGGTTTAGTAGTAAAGGATTGGCGGTATGTGGTTCGAATCTGCAACATAAACACCACTGATTTGCTTGCCCAAAACAACACGCAGCTTGGCACGGCGTCAACGGCGATCATTTACGAAATGTCCAGAGCGTTAGACCGCATCCCAAGCATGGGCATGGGCCGAGCGGCTTTCTATATGAACCGTACCCTATTTTCCATGTTGCGCATCCAGGCATTGAACAAATCCAATACCGCGTTGGCAATCGAGCAGGGCTTGACGCAGTTCGGCACCCCGACGCGTTGGACTTCCTTCATGGGCGTTCCACTGCGACGTGTGGATCAAATCCTTAACACCGAAACGCGGGTGACCTAGTATGTACCAAGACAATTTTTTACAGTTATCGGCGGCTCAGGCTGTAACCTCATCGGCTGCATCGACAAATGTCATCGATTGGGGCGTTGCCCGAGACATGGGCATTGGCGCAGTTATGGAAATAGACATTCGATGTGTGCAAACCTGTACGGCATCGGGTTCGGCTACTGTGCGCTTCCAGTACCAGACCGCCGACAATGCGGCGATGAATACCAACCTGCAAACCATTGTTCAGACCGACGATATCCCGATTGCTTCACTCGCGGCTGGCGCTGCTATCCCTCTGCACGTTGACCGGTCTTCGCCTTACGCCGCTCGTCGGTATGCTCGGCTTTACTACCTTGTCTCGACGGGGCCACTTACCGCCGGACAGTTCACCGTCGGAATCGTGAAGGACTACCAAGACCAGCAAACGAGCTATCCGTCTGGCTTTTCTGTCAGTTAATGGGAGTGCGCTGAATGCCTTGGTATCAAGTTGGATCACCGTGCTCGGTGAACGGACTCCGCTACATAGCGGGGCAGACGCTGTATTACACCGGCACACCAGGTGCCGACTGGACTCAGTTGGCACTCCCTTCTATTCCAAAAAATCCACTCCCTAGTGGCTACATTGATGCACTTCCCTTGTTCGTCGATCTTGCCGCGGACTTCGCCTATGCGGGCGAACCGACTGCTAGCTATGCATCAACTAGCGGAGGAGGCGCACAGAACAACGCCAGTGCTTCATGGATTCTTTATCAGGAGCTTTCCGACGGAAATGGAATAAACTTTAACCAGTCCGGTTTCTTGGGCGGGACTTGGCAGCAACCGGTATGCTTGGTCAGCGGAGGAAAGGGGCAAACTGTGTTGAGTGCCGTTTTCAACACTTCGCAGTTCTCGACCGCAGTGGCAGACTTGGCGGCTTCCTCGTCCAGCACTGTAAGTGGAAAGTGGGCAGGACTTATTACCCATGCGGACGGGACAAGAGGGGCATACATGATTATTGGGGAAAGCTCCAATAGCATCACTGTTTCCCCTCCATTGCGGAAAGCGGTTGAAAGCTCACCGCTTGAAATGCTCGGCGAGCTTTACGGCTCTCCGCATCTTTCGCGTGGTGCGTGTGAGTATCTGGCACAGAAAATGGCGGCGTTCAGTCCTAAGTTTGCCCGTCGGCAAAACAATGCAGGTCGTATTTTTTACCAAGCATTGCAAACGCAATCGGCAACCCAAAATACAAACGATCCTTACCCTTGGCAGTTCACCGCAACCGGAACGATGAACGGCGTAACCACCGTTGCGGCGAGTAGTGGCGTAGGGTTTAGTCATGGGTTTGGTGCGTCGCTGTCAAACACAACGAGTTATGGGAATGCCTATCATTCCGATAACTACACCAATACACTTTATTTTCAGCTTGCTTCTAGCACTGTTGGAAAGGGGGTATTCAAGACCGTCAATACCTCGGCAATGGGAACGAATGGGGGGTGGATTGAGTTTTCCTTGGGGGTGAACAATGGCACGGCACCTTGTAGATTGATGATCTATGGAGTTGAGATCGGTAGCGGTTACCCACGAACCATCTTAGATGATCCGAATTTTTGCGGATACGATGTCATCCGGGCTGATTTCTCGAATATGGCATCCGTCACGGTGCTGATTGTGTGCCAAACGACCGGGGCTACAGGCTGGTCCATGGGGAACCTGACCATCTACAATAGTGATTCGAACGTGGATAATGGAATATTCGTGCCAAACTCAAACTATTTGTGGGTTGGTGACTCGTGGGGAGTTCGGCACAATAACGGCGTTGCTCAGGAACTAAACAAAATCCTGCGTCCAATTGGAAGCCACATTGAAACCGTCTCGATGTCTAGCCATACAACGTTTTGGGCTACGGTCAATTGGCCTATGCTCATATCGCAGCGCGGCAACATTGACGGAATTGTGTTTGAGTATTTTGTGAACGATTACGCATCGTACAATACAAACTCGATCCAGTATTACCCTGGTCCTCTGGACACCGGAACTCCGGCATACATGACTCAGGCTCAGTACCTACAAAACCTAAAACAGCTTGCAAACAACGCCACGAATGCCGGAATAAAGCCAATATTTATGTTGCCAGTCCCCTACGCCACAATGAACTCAGGGCAAAACGCACTAGGAATGAACGTGCTAGTAAAAAATGACATCGACACAAACCATTCCATCTATTACCCGTTTTAGAGGCCAAAAATGCCAAGATACCGAATAGAAGGGCTTTCTTTCATAGACAACAAACTGACCCAACCGGGATCGGAAATAGAAACATCCGCCACTCCTGCCGGACACTGGACTCCTTTGGATAAGGCCGCAGAGAAGGCTGTCGCAGACTGGAAGAAGGAAGAGGTTACTCGAACTGGCCACGCCAATGCATTGGCCCAAAAAGTGTTGGAAGCTAACTCACTGCTTGAGTCTATTGGGCAGGGGTAATGGATGGTCAGCGAGGTTGATATTTGCAATCTGGCGCTTTCTCACGTTGGAGATGATGCTACCGTTGCATCTATCAACCCGCCTGAAGGTAGTACCCAAGCTTCGCATTGCGCACGTTTCTACCCGATAGCCAGAGACTTCTTGCTTGATTCCCATAATTGGGGATTCTGCACCACTAGAGCAAATCTAAACCTTCTCACTGTCACCCCAGTTTCAGGCTGGCTTTACGCCTACGCTAAGCCGTCCAATGTCCTGAAGATGCTGGCGGTTTTTTCCGACATTTCCACCCCGAACTTCACCCCCCCTCCTTTCGTGCCTGACAGTTACCCTTACGCACAGCCTGTCACCTATTCCATGCCAAACGATTATGCTCCCCAAGAATTCGAGAGCGAGATATTGGCGGATGGCACCCAAGTCATTTACAGCAACACGCCAAGTGCCATTGCCCGGTATACTCAGCGGATAACTGATCCGCAAATGTTTTCACCAATCTTCACCGATACACTAGGATGGTTGCTTGCTTCGTACTTGGCTGGTCCGGTCATCAAGGGCGAAGCCGGACAGTCAATGGCTAAGTTTTGCGCCGCCATGGCAAAAGCCCAACTGTCTTTGGCTATGACAGAAGACGCAAACCAGCGCCGGATTGTGCCGAATCACGTTGCGCCTTGGATAGTTCACAGATGAGCACTAGGACGCTTCAGCGGTCATTCACCGGCGGCGAGGTTTCCCCTGAATTTTGGGGGCGCATTGACGATGCAAGGTATCAAAATGGATTGGCGACCTGCCGGAATTTCGTGGTCAAGCCGCATGGTCCGATAGAGAACAGAGCGGGCTTTGCCTTTGTGTCAGAAGTCAAAAACTCTAGCGCGAAAGCCAGGCTGATACCGTTCACCTATTCGACTACTCAGACGATGGCGATTGAGATAGGTGCTGGCTATTTCCGCTTCCACACCCTGGGGGCCACGCTGCTAAACGGCACAACGCCCTACGAGGTGTCGAACAGTTACATAGAAGCCGATCTATTCGGCATCAATTATGTGCAGTCTAACGATGTCCTGACGCTGGTACACCCAAACTATCCGCCTAGTACCCTGTCTAGGCTCGGGCCAACCAACTGGCAATTTAGCTCAATCACGTTTGCGTCAAATCTTTCGGCTCCTACCGTTACTAGCCTAATTGCTAGCCCTGCATCCGGGTACACCGGAAATGTTGTCCAGTATACTTATGTTGTTACCGCCGTAGGTCCAAACGGCATAGATGAATCCCTGCAATCTTCCTATTACAGCGTCAATAATTACCTGTTCGCCACCGGGGCCAATAATACATTTGTATGGAGTGCCGTCAGTGGCGCACTTTCCTATAATGTCTATCGGCTGCTGGGGGGGGTGTTTAGCTTTATAGGTCAAACGTCAGGAACAACATTCATCGATAACGGCATATCGCCGGACATGTCTAAAACGCCTCCGCTTGCGGTCAATCCATTTGCTGGCAGTGGAAGTTATCCAGGTGCCTGCACCTATTTTCAGCAGCGCAAATGTTTTGGCGGATCAATCAATCTCCCCCAGGAACTGTGGATGACCAAATCAGGGACAGAGTCCAACATGAATTACGCAATCCCGGCTCGGGATAACGACTCGATACAAATTAGAGTTGCGGCACGGGAAGCAAACACAATTCGTCACATGATCCCCTTAACAAGTCTGTTGGCTCTAACCAGTAGTGCTGAGTGGAGGATAACTTCAGCCAATTCTGACGTTGTGACACCAGCTACTATTTCTGTTATCCCTCAATCCTACGTGGGGGCCAACCCGTCACAGCCAGCCGTAGTGAACAACAACGTTATCTATTGCGCGGCTCGTGGCGGGCATGTGCGGGAACTGGCTTATTCTTGGCAAGCGAATGGATTTATCACGGGTGACTTGTCGTTACGGGCGCATCATCTGTTTGACGATTTGGATATCGTCGATATTGCCTATGCAAAGTCTCCTATTCCCGTTTTATGGATGACTTCGACAAGCGGAAAGCTTTACGGCTTGACCTACATTCCAGAACAGCAAATCGGTGCTTGGCATTGGCATGATACTGACGGGGCCTTTGAATCCTGCTGTGTTGTCGCAGAAGGAACTGAAGATGTGCTTTACGCGATAGTGAACCGCACCATCCAAGGCCAGACCAAGCGTTACGTTGAATGCAAGCAGTCTAGGCTTATCACCAACCCTGCAAACGCCTTCTTTGTGGATTCAGGGCTTACCTACTCAGGAGCACCGGCAACCACGATAAGCGGCCTAGGACACCTTGAAGGAAAAGCCGTGAACGTCCTAGGCGAC